GGAACTGGTCGGCGCATACCGCTCATATCTCGATGCCGGCCACACCGTCGATGAGCTGGCCATGGTGGTCGGCAAGCCCAAGAACATCATCAGCTGGATGCTTAACCTGGAGAAGTGTCGGCCGGAAGTCCAGCACCTTGTCAAGACCGAGCAGATGTCCATGGTCGTGGCCATATCAATGAGCAAGCTGACAAACAATGGCCAGATGACCGTCCTTCAGACCATGCAATCCACCAAGCTGAATGTGGCCGAATGCCAGGCCCTCAGCGAGAAGGTCTACGCCGGCGAGAACCAGGTCGATATGTTCCTCGACGAGCCGCGGCTATCCGATGTCGAGGTCAAGGCCAGAGCCAAGATACAGAGCGCCATGGACAGGGCTTGCCAAGCTCTTCAAGAGATAAACAAGCTGGAGATGGACAACCCGGGTATATCCGCCCAGGCCATCGCCGAGAAGCTGGATATCACCCAGGAGCAAATCGACCTACTTTACAAGCTGGTCGGCCGGTTTAAGAAGAGCCTCTGCCAGAAGAGGGTGGCGGCACTATGCTAGACAAGAAGGCAAAAACCAGGCAAGAAGAGTATCGAAAGAAGTGGGACGAGAACAAGGCCAAAGGCCTGACTGGGCCGGGCTACACCAAGACTTTCGACGGTGAAGAGCTCACGTTCTACCTTAACAACGTGGCCATAACCTGCAAGGTAGATTATAACATCGGCGGCCCCCACCTGGAGTTTAGAGGGGAGCCTACCCTGCTGACCGAGACCGGGTACCGGAGCCATTTTATGAACGGCGACCTAAACCGATACGATAGCCTAAAAGACTGCATTGTCGAGTCGGTCGAGTATATCATCCGGGACCGCTACTGCCAAAACAGCAAGGCCGAATATACCCTGACCTGGGAGCCGAGCCTCGACTACCTCAGACATAGCCCCAAGCAGCTCACGTTCCTGCCGGCCTAACCCTTGACATTGGCGACCAAAGCGGCTATAATAATAATAGAAAGGAGGCACAAAAACCATGCTAAAAAAAGGTCTTGTCATCTACGAACCGACCGGAAAGGCGCTCGAATATGCGCCCCTGGCAGTCAACCTATACAAGGGCTGTAACCACGGCTGCCGATACTGCTATGCCGCCGCCGCTACCTGGCAAAACCCGACAGATTTCAGTAACGCAATCCCACGTCCGGGGATCCTCGATAGGCTGAAAGTGGACGCTCCCAAAGCCGCCCAAGCCGGCGCCATCGGCCAGGTGCTACTTTGCTTTACCTGCGACCCTTACCAGCCTCTCGACGACGACTATCACCTGGCTGGCCAGGCCATAGAGATACTTCACGCCAGCGGATTCCTTGTCACGGTCTTGACCAAAGGCGGGACCCGGGCCCAGGCCGATTTTGACCTATACTGGCCCGGTGACCAGTTCGCCACAACCATGACATTCCTGGACGAGAAACAGTCCCTCGATTGGGAGCCCAAAGCAGCCACCCCGGCGGAACGAATACGGACACTCATAGAAGCTCACAGCCGCGGCTTCGACACCTGGGTGAGCCTCGAGCCGGTGCTAGACCCGGCCCAGTCCCTGGATATTATCCGCCAGATCTACAACTATGTCGACCTCTTCAAAGTGGGCAAATTGAATTACCCGGAGAAACTGCCGGAGCCCTACCGGAGCCAGGTCAATGACATCGACTGGGGCAAATTCGGCAGAGAGGCCGTCGACCTACTCTGTAAACTCCACTGCAATTACTACATCAAAAACGACCTGAAGAGGCTTATGTAATGCCAAGTAAAGGAGGTGACCAAATGAGCGAAGTCAGCAAAACGTCGATCCAGGTCAGCAGGGAAACCAAGGAACGACTGGAAGCCCTGGGACTGAAGGGAGACACCTTTGACGGCATAGTCCGTCGGCTCCTGGACAAGCAATCGCGGAAGAGGAAATGAAGACATACCAAGATAATCACGTCACTCAATACTGCGGGAATTTCCTAGATAACGACTTGCCCGACGAGAGTGTGCAGATGGTGGTGACCTCGCCGCCTTACTGGGGATTGCGGAAATACGAGGGTGAGCAGGACTTGGTATGGGGGGATAATCATTGTGAGCATCAGTGGATAGAAGATAGTGTGTCAATGAATTATGTGCAGGGTGATCCTGAGTTTGCAAGACCCCATCGTGGGAAAAAGAACTTTACAGCCAGCCGGAGGCTCTGTTCTCTCTGTGGTGCTTGGAAGGGTGCTTACGGGTTAGAGCCGACACCAGAATTGTATTGTGACCATACTATCCAGATATTGAGAGAGATTCGGCGAGTGCTACGGAAGGATGGTGTGGTGTTCTGGAATATCGGGGATAGTTACGCTGCCAATAGGTCATATCAAGTAACTGATACTAAATGGCGTGATGTCGGGAATACTAAGGGGAGCAAAGTCCCGCCCGGCCTCAAACCCAAAGACCTCTGCCTCATACCATTCAGGGTAGCGATAGCGGCACAATCCGATGGCTGGTGGGTGAGGTCTGACATTATCTGGAGTAAACCTAATCCGATGCCGGAGAGTGTAACCGACAGGCCGACTAACTCACACGAACACGTCCTGATGCTTACCAAATCAGCCAAGTATTACTGGGATGCTGATGCGGTGAGGATGGGGTATAAACAGTCAAGTATTGATAGGGCAGATGGTAGCCGGGTAACAACTTCTAACCCTGACAGGCCTGTTGGTTTTACCCGGGACCTGTCAGGTGGTGCTAACATCCGCTCAGTATGGGAGTTTCCTACACAGCCATATCCCGAAGCTCACTTTGCCGTATTTCCAGAGAAGCTACCCGAGACCTGTATTAAGGCAGCCACGCCGGAGGTAGGGTGTTGTAGTAAGTGCGGGGCGCCATGGGAGAGGGTGACAAAAGTCTCGAGATCTAATGAAAGTTACTGGGGTAAGCAGGGTAAAACCCCACAAGATGTTAAGTCTATCGGTAAGTACGGTGATGCTGTGGCTAGTGATGGCGATAGAAAACGAGCAGGATCCGATATCCGTTTAGGACCGACAGTTAGTGTTCAAACGTTAGGCTGGCAACCCACCTGCAAATGTAATGCTGATAAAGTGCCAAGTGTAGTCCTTGACCCGTTCTCCGGTAGCGGTACAACCTTATGGGTAGCCAAGAAACTAAACCGAAAGGCTATTGGTTTTGAGTTATTCGAGGAATACTGCGAGCTATCGGCTAAGAGAAACAAGCAGCAGGTAATGATTTAAGAAAGGAGGAAGTGATGGACTTGAAATACGAAGCCATTGACTTCAATGGTGTGCCGGCGGTGACCCTGTCATCAGGTGGGCAGCACGTTGGAACTATCAAGGGAACAGTTGCTCCCACGGAAGACGAATTCGAGCAGAGGAATAATACCATCACCATCATGCGGGACGGCAAGGTAAACGCCATCATCTGGGGGGTAACAAAAACCACGCCTAGTTTACCCGCTTAGACACGAACTTGATTTAGGCACGAAATTAGGGGCAGCCGTCCGACGAAAGGGCGGTTGCCCCTCTTTTTTTGTGTAGGGTATTGACAAACGCCCCGGGATGGTGTAGCCTATAATGGCTTATAGCTATATAAGAGAGCCCAACGGAGCCCGGGAATCACACCCCGGGCTCTAATAATTTAAGGAGGTGTTTAGTGTGAAAACCAAGTTCATTATGGGAGTCCTGGCGGTTGTGCTGATAATGGCTCTGGCGTTCCTGGCCTTGCCGGGGATGACGCCCCTGGCCGCCATCGGCACTAACGGAGAGGTAGCGACTACGGCCGCGATCGACCTCCCTGCCGCCACCCCACAGAGTGGGGCATGGTTCATAACAGACGGTACACCGGCTCCGGCCACCAGCCCTATGCTTCTATTGGTTATCCTGGGCGCTAGCCTTGTCGCAATCGCTGTCGTTTTACGGCGTGGACTTCACTCTGTGACAAATTACATAGCAAGTCCTTGCAGTCGATTTAACAGCTTACCTGAAAGCACCTGGAAAGACCGGAGGCCGCGGAACTGTATCTTGCCGGCGGCCGCCTAAGCGGCCACGGCGCGCGAATAGAATAGCCTTATCTTGACAATTCACCACAGCCCGGGACAACGGCAGCCGTCCCGGGCTATAGCGAGAGGTCAATCTAATGACAAGCTCAGAACAAAAACAGCACGTTGATATACACAGGAAATTAAAACTCAGGCGTGACTTGATCGAGCGAGCCGGCCACCTCCGGGGCGCTGTCTACGTTCCCTTTATTGGTGAGGGAGATATAGCGGTAGAGCTATACACCGGAAAAAAAATCTTCGGCGCGGACATAAACCAGGACATGGTCGACAAGGCACAATCCCGGCTACCAGATGCTACGATCATCAAAGCCGACTGCGACCTATTCCCGTTTAATAAGAAGACAGCCACCTTCGCGGTCGCTGACCTCGACGCCTATAGCTACCCTTACGATTCCTTCCGAGCGTTCTGGAAGGGGGCTAGAATCGGCTCTCATTGCGCGGTTATCTTCACCGATGGCCAAAAACAGGCGATCAACCGGACTGGGCACTACAGAAGCCCGGACGGAGCTAAACACCACCTCACCAAATCGGCCGAACGGCGAGCCGTCTATCACTTCTATTTTAACAGGACGTTGGTCCCCTGGTTTACTGAATATATCAAACCCTATAAGATACTTTACATAACGAAAAACAACAGGGGCCCGAATCAGCTGTACTGGGGAGCTGTCATATCGAAGACCGGGAAACCTGCCCCCAATAACAAAACAGCCGCCCCGGGTAACGCGCCGGGACCAGCTGCTAACACCGAAGCCCCCGACGCTATCAAACCTTACAAATTCGACGACATTAAAAAGGCTGAATACCTCGAGCATATCGCCAGTGGCCACACCCGAGGACACGCCGCGACGTTGGTCGGCATCAGCCGGGCGACAGTATGTGACCATGCGAAAGCAGACAAGGATTTTGCCGAGGCCATATCCTGCGCCGAGGGTGACGCCACCGGCAAGGTACAAAACGCTCTCCATGAAGCGGCCACCTCTGGCAATGTGACGGCCATCCAGGTATGGCTCTATAACCGGGATCCGAAACGATGGTCGGACAAACGGAATATACAACTGGCCGGCGAAGGCGGCGGCCCGATAAAGGTGGAACATGACGCCAGAGGACAGCTGCTTGCTGAGCTCGCTCGCCACGCTGCCAGAGTCGGAGCGGGAGAAGGTACTGGCCCGGCTGAGTGACGAGGTACTAGAGGAGCTTCTATATGACTGGCCATACCGGGCCCGGGACAAGCAGCTCCCGCCCCCCTGGGACTGGTATATCTGGCTAACGCTTTGCGGCCGGGGAGGCGGTAAGACTCGCACCGGCGCCGAATTGGTTAGCTCATGGGCAAAGGCAGGGTTTAGCCCGATCGCCTTGGTAGGCAAAACCAAGGCAGATGTCCGGGACACCATGATCGAGGTGGGCGAGTCGGCAATCCTTAACATCGGCAACCCTATATTCCGGCCAGCTTATGAGCCATCTAAGAGGCGGCTGATCTGGCCGAATGGGGTGTTGGGTATAATCTACTCAGGAGACGAGCCAGATCAGCTCAGAGGCCCACAGCATGCCAAGGCATGGGTAGACGAGCTGGCCAAATTCAAATACCCGGAAGAGACCTGGAGCAACCTCATGCTTGGCCTCAGGATAGGCGAGAAACCCCAGGCCATTGTCACCACCACGCCGAGGCCGATTAAGGCCATCAAGGAGCTGGTGGCAGACGAGCGAACCGAGGATAATCCGGGCGGCAGGGTGGCGGTCACCCGGGGACACACCTTAGAGAATAAAGCGAACCTGGCCCCCGACTTCTTGGGCTTTATCATCAAGAAATATCAGGGAACTAGGCTCGGCCAGCAAGAGCTTGAAGGTAAGATACTCGACGATAACCCTAACGCCCTTTGGAATAGGGCAGCGATCGAGAAACTCAGACTCACAAAACACCCGGAGCTGAAACGAATAGTCGTTGGGATAGATCCCGAGGCTACCGACACCGATACCAGCGCCGAAACTGGAATCATCGTCGCCGGCATGGCGGTGATCGACGGCCTGGAGCATGGCTATATTCTGGACGATCTAACTATCCGGGGAAGCCCTGGCGCCTGGGCCAAAGCCGCTATAACTGGCTACTATAAACACAAGGCCGACCGGATTATCGGAGAGGTCAATAACGGCGGCGATATGGTGGGCTTTACTATACGGACGGTCGACTCCAAGGTACCGTTTAAGGCAGTCCACGCTAGTCGAGGTAAGCAGACCCGGGCCGAGCCAGTGTCCGCCCTCTATGAGCAAGACCGAATACACCACGTCGGAACCTTCCCGGATCTGGAAGACCAGCTCTGTTTGACTGAGGGAACACTAGTAGCAACAGCAAATGGTGGAAAGCCTATAGAGACGCTGAAGGTTGGTGAGTTGGTTTGGACTCGCCGTGGGCTCAGACCAGTAGAAGGGTTAAGGTGTAATGGTTTTAAGGGCACCTTGCTATTGGGTTCCCGTTTAGGGTATAATATAAGGGCAACTGGCAATCACCCGTTCGCCAATCAGTGTGGAGATTGGATTGAAGCCAGTGAGTTAAGATTAGGAGATAAGGTATTATGCCTATCCCGATTAAACGCCCTTATGTTGAATTCGAGGGAATCAATTATTTCTTGGGGAATAGAGGCTACTGGGAAGCAAGCCGTTCTCGCGGTCGGGGATTATTGCATAGAGCAGTGTGGGAATCGGCTAATGGGTCTATCGCAGGAGGTTGGGAAATACATCACAAGGATGGTGACCGAAGTAATAACCAGCTTTCAAACCTTGAACTTGTTACCAGAGAGATGCATTGTCAGTTCCACCCTCGCCAAGGCATTGCCAACCTCACCTTCGAGCAACGCAGTGAGCAGATGCGAGAGAATTGGAAGAAGCGCAATGGAGTTGAGATGGCCTGTCTTGAATGTGAGACAGTCTTTATTAGACGCTCAACACACGGTAATTTCTGCTCCCGTAAATGTTATAAGCGATACCATCGTAAGCATCCAAAAAGCTGACCCAATTAGAGTCTGGGATTTACAGGTAGCCGCCGAGCATGAATATTTTGCGGGCGGCTTTTTGGTGCATAACTGCGAATGGGTGCCTGGCGATACTTCACCGGACAGGCTCGATGCCCTCGTCTGGGCGATAACAGAGCTCATGCTGGAGGATCAGGGATTAGACTTTATGGTAGGGTGAATATGAAGATACTCATTGTGGGCAAGCCCCCGGTAGAGGTACCGAAGAATATCAAGCTATCGCCGACCATGCAGGTGAGAGTCGGGGGAGACAAGGCCATCCTCATGAATCGGAAAGAGAGACGCCGCCAAGGCCTATACGGCGACCGCGTTACGATAACCCGGGTTAGGAGATAATCATGTTTGAAGCTTTAAGAGAGAGGATTGCTCTGGCCGTCCTTCCCAAAGTCCGAAAGGCAGATAACCCCAACCCTTACCATGTCATATCTACACGCCCGGCCGGAGTGCCTGTCTATAGTGACATGACAGTTCATAGAGCGACCCGGGAAGGCTACAAGATGTCGGTGTATGTATTCCGAGCCGTCCGAACCATCGTCCAGGCAGCGTCAGCTATCCCCTGGATTGTAACGGACAAGAACGGCGAGGAGATCCCCGACCATCAGCTCACTAAAGTATTGAAGAATCCCTGCCCTGAGTTCTCTGGCCAGGACTTACAGGAGCTAAAGATTGCCCACCTTTTGCTGGCCGGTAACGCCCTCCAGATGCCGATAATCGTCGGCCGACAGGTAAAGGAGTTATGGCCGGTGATGCCCGACCTGGTAAGGCCGGTTCCCTCAGATCAACCAGGCGAATGGCTGAAGGGGTGGGAGGTCACAAGCTACGACGGCCTCTGGAAGTTGTTTCCGCCCGATCAGTTCCTCCACTTCATGCAGATGGACCCGGGTAATCTTCACTGGGGAACATCGCCATTACTGGCAGCAGCTCGCACCGTCGACACCGATAACGAGGCCCAGGACACGCAGAAAATCTCCATGCAAAACAGGGCGACACCCGACGGAGTATTTAGCCATGAGGTGCCACTAACTCCCGAGCAATTCGAGGAAGCCCGGCGCCAGATCCGCGAGAATTACCTGGCCAAGCAAAAGAAGCGGGAGCCGTGGGTACTGGGCGCTGGAGCCAAGTGGAACCAGATGTCGATGACCCCGGTTGAAATGGATTTTATAGCCTCGCGCCTACAAAACAAAAGGGACGTCGCCGCGGCGTTCGGAATTAGCCCTATATTCCTGGGGGACCTCGAGCAGTCCAGTTATAACAATATGGCAGAGGCCAGGAAAGCCCTTTATGAGGACGTTGTCATCCCCTTGCTGGACGATGACAAGTCTACCCTAAACCTGAAGATTGCGCCGTTGTACGGCGACATTATCATAGCTTACGACACTTCGAAGGTCGCCGCTCTCAGGGAAGACTTTGGCAAGAAAGTCGAACATGGGAAGGGACTCTGGGCGATGGGCGTACCATTCCAGCAGATCAACGAGCGCTTGGAAATGGGCTTTGAAGAGTTCCCGGGGTGGGACGTGGGCTACTTGCCTATGATGCTGGTGCCGACAAACTCACCGGCCCGGGAAGAGGAAGCCGAGAAGATGTCAACCAAAACACTTAACCTCTCGACTGAAGAGCAGAAGACCATTCACTGGAAGCGCGTGGACACTCGCCGGGTTGCCTGGTGGGGCGTCGTTCAGAAGAAATTTCTGCCGCTCTATAAAGCCCAGGGCGTCGATGTAGACAAGGCCATCAAAGGCAAGGCCCCGGACAAGCTACTAGCAGCGGCCACTAAAGCTATAGCAGCCGGCCGGTCCGACTGGGAAAAGATGATGACCGCAGTCTTAACCACGATTATAGACGACTTTGGAAGCGACACCGCCGACGATCTGGGAGCTGAGAAGTCTGCCGGTCCGGGCGAAGTAAAGTGGATATTTGACCCTACGACCCCGGCCATCCGAAAGTGGATCGCTCAGCATGGCGCCGAGGACGTGGTGACCATGGGCGAAACGGACTTGCTCGACGTGAGGCGTGTTATCCTGGCCGGCGTCGAGGCCAATCGGCCAACCACGACGATAGCCCAGAACCTGCGTTCCTTCTACCTTGACCGATCAGAGTTTAAGGCCATGCGAGTGGCCAGGACTGAGGTGACGAAGGCCAGCTCATACGGCAGCCTGGAAGCCGCCAAGCAGTCAAAGGTGGTGAGGATTAAGACCTGGCTGACCAGCAGAGACGACCGAGTCCGGGACGAGCACATCGCCATGGACGGCGAAGATCAGAAGCTTGACGATCTCTTCAGCAACGGCCTGGACTCCCCCAATGAGCCGATGTGCCGTTGTGTGCTGACATTTAAGACAGGGAAGTGAGTCATGTACACTGGCGATAATGTTATCCGCATCGTTAATTATGAAGAAATGATACAGGGTTGCGAGGTTATCTTGGAAACCTGTTTTATATTGAACTTGCCCACAAGCCTGGCATGGACATGGGTAAACAGTTACCTGGCAAAATATATCAAAATCGAGGTGTGAGCATGGACAGGGAAATCAAAACAGTGCCATTTGAGATTAAGGAGCTGGACGAAGCCGAGGGAATCTTTACCGGATACGCCGCTACCTTCAGCGATGTCCCGGATAGTTACGGCGATATCATCGACAAGGGGGCATTTAAGAAGACCCTGAAAGAGCGGGGAAATCGAGTCAAAGTGCTCTTCAACCATTCCTGGATGGATCCGATCGGCAAGCCCGAAGAGTTGGGGGAAGATGACATCGGGCTGCTGGTTAAGGCCAAGCTCAGCCTGGGCGTACAGCGGGCCCGGGAAGTTCTCAGCTTAATGAAAGATGGTGTCATCACCGAAATGAGTATCGGCTACGATACGATAAAGCAAACCAGAACCGAGGGGATCAGGCACCTGCAGGAACTTAAACTCTATGATGTTTCGCCTGTCATCTTCGCCGCTAATCCTGAAGCTGTTATCACCGGCGTAAAGGCCGGGCGTGTACTCAGTGCCGCGAGCCTCGAGAAGGTCAAAAAGGCCTTTGATGTCCTCCAGGCACTTCTGGCCGCTGTCGAAGAGGAAGAGGAGCCGGCGAAAGCCACTCAGCTCTCCGAGATAGTAGCCGACGAAGCCGCCAAACTGGAAGCATTGGTTGGCACACTGAAGGCAGAAAATGATGGCTTTGATGTCAAGCAAGCCGAAAGGCGCATCGAAGCTATACTCGACCAAATGAGAAAATAATCCCGGAGGTATTAACATGACCCCAAAGGAACTGGCAGACATGATACAGAGTGCAGTCGAAGAACTGCACAAGGCGGTCGAACGCCAGGACGCGGCCATCGCTTTGATTGGCTCACCGTCGGCCGAAGAGAAGACCGTTATCAGTACGCTCAATGAGCGCATTGACGAGCTGGAGGTCAAGCTCCAGAGAACGGCACTACCGGCTCCCGCCTTACAGACCCCGGCCGAGGCCAAGACCGAGGAAGAGGCGGCCCGCTCGAAGGCCTTTTACAACTGGATAAGAGGCGGCAAAGCCGCGCTAGAGCCGGCCGAGCGCAAAGCCCTGGTCGAAGACGCTACCGGGCAGTACCTAATCGAGCCCGAAATGGATGCGGATATCGAACGCACCCTGCCGAAGATCAATATACTGCGGCCCCTTTGCACCGTCCGCCCCACTAAAAAGGACAGGGTGAAGCTGAAGAGCATCGGCGAGGTAACCGTCGGATGGGGTAAACTCGAAACCGGCGCCGACATCACTGAGTCGGACATGACCCCCGGAGTGCCGACTTACCAGTACGTCGAGGATCTGTATGGCCTGGCCAAGATAGGTGAGGACGAACTGGATGACAGCGACTTCAACCTCAGAGCCCTGTTGAGCGAATCCTTCGCCCGGGCGATCGCCGAGGCTGAAGAGACAGCTTTCTCCGTTGGCGCCGGCCATGACAGCGAGGAACCGGAAGGCTTCACCGTCAACGCCACTATCCTGGCCGCAACCCGCTCCGTTACGACCTCGAATACTGCTCTCTTCGAAGACTACATGAAACTGGTTTACGACTGCCCCAAGCAGTACCGAAAGCAGGGCGTGTTCCTGGTCAAGTCCGCCACCGAGCTGGCACTGAGGGAGCTCCGATCAGCGACCGACGCCAACTTTAAAGGGCCGTTCCTCTGGCAGCCGAGCCTGGTGGCTGGTGTGCCCAACTCGTTCCTGGGCTACCCGATCCATGTCCAGGAAGACCTGGCAGCCTATGCCGGAGTTGTCGCAGTGGTAGCCGCCTTCGGCGACTTCAAACAGGGCTACCGCATCCTTGACCGCGCTGGCACTACCCTTCAGAGGCTGGCCGAGCTCTACGCCGAGGCCGGGCTTATAGGCTTCAAGATAAAGAAGCGCGTCGGTGGCTCCGCCATTAAACCATCCAAGAAGGCGATCTGCTTACTATCCGATAAGGCTTAGTAGCAGGTAAGCGAATAGAGTCGAAATAAGTCGGGGCGGTGAAATTGATTCCGCCCCAAAGGAAGTGAGATATGACAGCAAAAATGCACAGGATGCACTTACCCAAAGTCGGAGAGGGCGTAATCTACTTACCCGGTGGTGTGCCCTTTGAGGCGGATGATGCGCCTCTTCCATACCCCGCTGGAGCGTATATGAGGCTCGGTAATAAGGAGTTCATCTACGCTATAGCTGGGAATACTCTCAATCCTGACAAGGGAGCCAAGAATTCCTTGACTCAGAAAGTCGGTCAGGTGGCTCTTGCTGCGGGTTCTCTACTTGGAGCGACATCAATATCTCTCACTATAGCTACAGGTACTGAAATTGCTGAAGATGAACTCAAAGGTGGGGAGGTCGTAGTTTTTCCGCACGATGAGAACTCCTTCACTCGGGGCATAGTCAGCAACAATGCGATAGCTACAGGAGTGGGAGGCACGCTGGTGCTTCAGTTGGACTCTCCTATACCGGTGGCCGTTGATATCACAGCCGACCACGCCGAATGCATGGCCAGTCCATACTCCGCTGTTGTTCAGGGGAACGAGAAAACGCAACCAGTTATGGGTATCCCAACGGTAGTAGCGACAGTGAATCAAGGCCTATGGCTTCAGGTGTCAGGTCCGTGCTGGGTTGCACCGCAATCGTTGGTCGGTGTCGGTGGTAACACTGGGCTGATTTTTAGGCACGACGGCTCGCTAGAACCCATCCTGAATACTGCGACTAATCTTGCAGTCCCAGATGGGGACAATGATACGACTCAGTATGCCGGATTTGTTATATCTGAAGCGGCTGGAGGGACTCAGGCTGCACCCTTCGTCATGCTCCAGATAGCTCACTAACTCAGGAGCTCCCGCCTCGAGCGGGGGTGTCCTCCTTTTTTCCTGGAGGGGGTGGGCGACTGCCCCCTCTAGGTTCTCCAAAACAAAAAACAGGGAGGTCATTAAAATGATCTTGCGAATACTGGAGACAGTTTCGTTACCAGGCGTCGGGTGTTTCAGCCCGGGCGCCAGAGTCAATATCCCCAAGGAAACCGCCGATAGATGGGTGGCGGATGGCAAAGCCATGGGCTTCGACGGGAAGTCCTTCAACCCGGCCGCTAACAAGATGACGGCCCCAGGCGAGAACAAGGAAGATGCAGTACCGCCGGCGGTAATTCCCCCTGGTCAATACTGTTGCTCTAAGTGCAAAACGCTACACCGGGAAACCTCGAAGACCGGCAAGAAGCACCTGCAGTTCAAAGTCTAAATAACACCGGGAACAATTTGAGATGAAAATAGATAGGCAGCATAGACAGATTCAGGAACTAAAACAGAAAATTAGAGAGTTAGAGGAGAAAGCAAATGGCTCTAAGTGATATCGCCCTAGTTTCACTCACGCAAGCAAAGTCACATCTTCGTGTCGATGCGGCGGCCAGTCTCCGGATTGACGCCGAGTATGTGGGCGTGGGCGATGATGCCGACTTAACCTTCGACCTCGATAATACTCCGGTTAGCGGCAGCCTTCAGCTCTATGTTAATAACGTGCTTCAGACCGAAACGACCCATTTCTCGATTACCGGGGCAGATATTACTTTTGTAACTGCTCCCCCTCTTAACCATGGTATAACTGCCAACTATGATTATGCTGCCGGAGCTGGCACTTTTGAGAGCTATGATGATGAGCTACTGGAGAACCTAATCAATGCCGCCACCAAGAAAGCAGAGGATTATACAGGGAGGGCATTTGTCCAGCGTGAGATTGTCGAGACGCACATAGGAGATAATAAGCAAGTCCTCAGGCTCTATAAACAGCCGGTGGTCAGCATAGATACTATAACCGCCGGCGGTGATGCGCTCACCAGTTGGAGCGAGAGGCTTACCATCGGCAGATTATATCACTCCGTCGTCTGGCCATTAGATTATGAGATAGTGGTTACTTACACTGCGGGATATGGCGCGACCAGGGCGGCCACTCAGGCGTTAGTACCTGATGCGGTGGCCGCAGTTCTGATGATGGTCGCCTATCTTTATGAGAATAGGACAGATCTGGTCAAGGCCGAGAGTGTCGCCGGCATCGGGGCGGTGACATACGATACCCCGCTTTGCGTTTTGAAATCAGGAGCTAATCTGTTATTGAATCCTCTGCGAGTTAGTGTGCTATGAGTTTGGCCAATATATTAAAAGATCGAGTGACAGTGCAGCTCAGATCAACGACAGCGACCTCGACAGGGGAAACGGTTACCTGGACACCTGTGGAGACCCGGCACTGCCGTGTCGTGCCATTGAGTGCTGCGGCGATAGCCATATACCAACAGCTCCAGAGCCAAGTTTCCCACAAAGTTATATTCCGGGGCAGCATTAGCCTAAGCCTTGGCGATAACCGGCTGCTCTGGGGCAGTAAGACGCTGGAGCCGGTCGGGCCCATCCAGACCCTCGACGATAAAACAACCCTGGTCATGGTGAAGGAAGTCTAATGGCAGATAATACTAAGCTAGTCTGGAAAACCGACGACGTGCTGCGCGCCATTGATGACGGCGCCATCAACCGAATGAGTGAGGCGGTCAACGAGGTCCGAACCGTAACTCTCGAGACACTATCCGGGCAGCGCTCCGGTCGAACTTATTTCGTCCCTGGTACCCAAAAGACATATACAGCATCAGCTCCGGGTGAACCGCCGGCACAGGTTACCAGTGGACTGAGGCAATCAGTCCGGGGTGTTATCGAGAGCACAGGCCCGACGCTGGATGGCGTAGTTGGGACTCCCCTGTCATACGGCGCGAGGCTCGAGAAGGGTGACTCGACGATGGCTCCGCGACCCTGGCTGAAGCCGAGTTTTGAGAAGGCCCAGGATAAAGTGAAAGCTATCTTTGCGAGGAAGTGGTTTTAATGACAGTTGATTTAGAGCGAAGCCTGATTAACTATATATGGACTCTTCTAACCGCCGATACTACGCTGAAGGCGCTCATGGGCGGGATAGTCCGGCTATATCTTGACTGGGCAACGCCGGATGCTGTATTCCCTTACCTGGTGCACCGGCTCGATATTCGGAAGAATGAAGGCACCCACGTCGTACAACGTGCCACCTATTACCTGGATATTTGGAGCCACAACCCAAGCGCCAACGAGGCCTATTCCATCCGGGAGCGAGTAGTGCAATTACTCGACGAGCTGATCTTCAACACCGACGATGTCACCCGGGTGCATATAGAGTTTAGCACTAGCGGCAGCGTCCCCGAAGTCGAACAGGACATCTGGCACCGGGCAACCATGTGGGAATTGATATTCCGGCGCAAGTCCGAGGCGACGGCTATAGAGGGGAGGTAAGCATGGTGTGAATAACAGTTGTTTCAATGAGACTAGTAAATATAATTTTGGAGGTACAATCAAGTGGAAAGTGAGAATGTTTTAGTAGGAGTTGCAACCCTGGGCATCCGAGAGCCGAATGATGCACTGGCTGAATGGTCGACAGTCCAGAAGTACGCCGGCAGCCATTCCGTGAAGCTGTATAAATCAGGATCAGGTGACGCCGGCTCGACCCACCTGGAGGCCCTGTTTCCCGATTCCGTCATCGATGTCGATGCCTTTGTGGCCGACCCGACTGACTACAGTTTCTGGTACTACTACAGCGCGGTCACAGGCAACTTTGTCCAGTTCGAGTTATTGTTCGAGGACCCCAACTCCGGCGGTTGGATGGAGATGACCGTGGTGCCTCACCAGAGTACCCTGGGTGATGGCCCGACTGCAGGATGGGCGCAGAAGTCACTGGCCCTCACTGATAAAATCGGGTATGGTGGGCGCAGCGAGACCGACGAGCCGTTCTTCGATTGGGACCTTGTCGACACCATCGCCGAGGGAGTAACCGGCCCAGCCGGCCAGGCCGCGGCCCCCGTGGTCGGAGACTGGGTGCTGAGACGAGTCAGGCTGGAGCTCTGGGAATGTTCTCCGGAGAGGACCGCCTATGTTGACACGCTCGAAATTGACGGCACCGTCTACACCGTCGAGCCCGGCGGAACCCTTCCGGGGATGTCGTTGAGCAGCGCATACACCGATATCGGCTACACCGAGGACGGCGTGACGTTTAACTACGCCCCCGACGTGGGCATGATCGAGGTCGAAGAGGAGACCCTCCCGGTTGGCGCATACCTCAATAAAGAGGTCTTGACCATTGTGGCCAACATGGCCGAAAGCTCTCTGGTCAACCTGGGCAACGCCATCGGTGGCAGCGTGAGATCCGGGAATAAAATCACAATCGGCGCCGGCGTCCTGAAGGAAATGAATATCAAGGTTTCAGGGCTAACGCCTGGTGGATTCATTCGCTCGTATTTCTTCCCTCGAGTGGTCGCTACCGGGGCAGTCGGAACCAGTTTCCGGAGAGCACAGAAAACCTTCATCCCGCTGACCTTGACAGTCATTAAGCCGGCCACTGGCAACGCCGGGACCTTCGTAGATAATGCGGTTTGATGGTAGCCCCATTTCTTAAGAAATAGTCTGTAGGAGGACAAGAACCATGGAAGTAGAAATCAGGACAATGAACGTCAACGATGTCTTTACCGTGGCGCGGATCCTGGGCAAGATAACCAAGTCTGCGCGCATGGAGCTGGTGGCTGCCTTCAATGGCAAGAAGGTCGACCCCACATACCTGGGAATGGTGCTGATTCAGAGCCTCTGCGTGGAGGCCGAGCTGGAGCTGAAGACCTGGCTGGCCGATGTGGTAGGCAAGGACGTGGAGGAGTTTGGGAAGATGCCCGGAGCCACGGTATTAGACATCGTCGAGCAGATGTTGGGCCAGGCGGATATCCGTGATTTTTTCGCCAGAGCCTTTTCTTTAGTGACGAAGATTCCCGCCACTGGATAGTCGAGGCCATGGACGCCATCCAGCATAGGTATGGATGGACAGACGAAACAGTCCATAATCTCGACTGGCAACGCTTCCGGGAACTGATAAAGTTGATCGGCCGGGTAATACAACGGGAGGCCGAGGCAGGGGCCAAAAACAGGTTATACGACTCCGCGTTCCTGGCGTTTCAACTGGGAGCTGCCGGCGAGGGAAAGACCTTTGGCGACTACCTTCAAGGCCTGGGGTTATCAGATCCGCCGGCCGAAGAGGAAGCTCCGGCAGCCCGGGTAAAGGTTCCAGATAATACAGCAACGCTGGCGCGCATGGGCATAGTGAGGGGCCATTAAGTATGAACATTTTTGAACTATTCGGGAAGATCTCCCTGCAAGGTACCGACCAGGTAAAGGGGCAGCTGTCCAGTGTGGAGCAAAAAACACAGAAGCTCCAGGGCAGCCTCCGGGCGGTCGGTGCCGGCTTTACCGCCGTGGGCATCGCCGGCCTGAAGTTGACCGCCGATGCTCAAAAACTCAATGCCCGGATAGGTGTCACCGCTACCACTTTTGGCAATACGGCCACGGAAATGCGGGGCATGGTGCTAGAAACGGCCAATGTCACCTTCAGCATCGACGAGGTAACCAAGAGTTTTGATATGCTATCCCGGGCCGGCGTCCGGGACGAGGAAACCCTGAAGGCCACGTCGACGGCGTTCGATACACTGGGCGACGCCATCGGCATGAGCGCGAGCGAGGTCACCGATATCATGGTTCCGGCTATGAAGACGTTTCGCTTGACCGCTGAAGAGGCCGCTGGCAAGGTCGACCTGATGACCTACATGGTGAGAAATAGCACTATAGATCTTGAAGACTTTAATACCATGGTAGGCTATACGAGCCAGGACATGGTCGACGCAGGGCTCACAATAGAAGACATGGCCGCTGCTATGATGTATATGTCAGACCAGGGTGTAGAGCCGGGCAAGGTTATGCTGCGTGAGTGGAACAAGGCAGTGACAAAATCACAGGACGAGAACATCGCTTTGACCGAAGCCCTCGGCATGACTAACGCCGAATTGCTAATATATCAAACCAGGCTCGAGGGTGCGACCGGAATCACTCAGAAATACGCCGACGTGGCCAATACACAGTACGGCATAATGGACAAACTCAAATTCCAGTGGTCAGTGCTCAGCCTCCGAATCGGCACCGTCTTGACCCCTCTCCAGCCTGTCTTCGCCTTGATGACCGCGATGGGCCCGGCGATGATATTCCTCTCGACATCGGCCGGGAAGGGTGCTTTGACCTGGATGGTTCATGCCGGCGCGGTAATGAAGAGCCACGTCAGCCAGGTTTTGCATATTGGCTCCACCACTACCCTGGCCGCCACAACTAACCTGGCAGCTGGAGCCACGACCAAGGCCACGATTGCCCAGGTGGGGCTCAATAGAGCGATGATGGCCAACCCGATAATCGCCATTATAGCCGGCATAACGGCCGCCGTCTTTGCCATCAAGTACCTCTGGGACAACTGGCAAAAGGTCACCATCGACATGGACAAGACCTGGCTGAAAATGAAGAATACCATATCCGGGGGATTGCCTACTTACCAGGCCGAAATGGACGCGCTGGATCTGGAGCAAGCATGGCAGCGGTTATCGAAGACAGTCAAGGACAGCCAGGATCAGATCAATGCTGATGTCAAGATGGGCACCGACCAGGCCATCGCCAACGCCCAACGAGTGGCCGACCAGGAAAAGCAGATACTCGATACCCGGGCGGGATATTACCGGGATCTTACTGCCGACCGCCTCATGCAAATAGACGAGCAGATGCTGGCCGAGCTGGCTGCCATGGATCCGACCGGGGCAGTGGCGAAGATGGCCCAGGAGTTTTACGACTCGCAATCCGATAGAAAAGAAGAGGGAGTGGTGCGGGATAGGGAGCTCGAGGAAGACCGCATCACGGCACTGAAGAAAGAGCTGAAGGATGGCGATGATCTATCGGCTGCAGACAAGCGCAGAATTAAAGACCAGATCCTAGACATGGAGGAAGGCTGGGTGGAGGAGGAAGAGGCCAACGCCCTGCACCTGGCGATTATGGAGCTGGACGCCGACGGCTATTTCGAGGGCCAAAAGACAGAGATCGACAACCAGACAGCGACCCAGGTGGCGGCCTATGAGGCCGATCTGGTCAACTTTGAGCAGTTGAACATTGACAAGCTCGCCAATCTGCGGAAGTATGTCACCACTTATAATGAGATAATGGCCGGTGCCGGGATGAAGCCTAGTGTAGAGCTAGGAGAGCCTGGGGTGACGCAAGGAGCGCCTGGTGTGACCATAATAGCTCCTGGTGTGACTGGTGAATGGCAGGCGCCAGAAGAGAGGGAGCGGCCGTCAAATCCCCTGGAAGCCTTCAACTGGGCAAAGGACTGGATGGGCGAGAGGATGGCCAACGGCGGAACGGTCACCGAACCGAGTTTAGTTTACGGACTAAAGAGCCAACGCTTCAATTCCCTGATTGCCGAGTCCGGCCCCGAGCGAGTCGGCGGTGGCGGCGATACTTACCAAGTAACCATTAACAACCCCGTTGTGCGAGAAGAAAGCGACATACGGAAGATAACCCAGCAGGTAGCTATAGAACTGGGGCGCTTTAGTAACAGGCGAATGAGGTTAGCAGGACAATGAATTATAGCTTTACTTTCAATAGCGTGGATATGAATACTTACGGCCTGATAGTGGTGGCTTCTGATATACACGGCCTGGAAAGGGAAAACGAGAGCCAGTTAATCCAGGATTTGAGTTGGCCGTTCAGACCCAAAAGCCCACCTAAGATGATAACCCTGCAGGTGGCAGTAATGGCTACCAGCAGGGCGGTTTTGAAGGGATACCTAGATGGCATAAAAGGGTTTATTGCTACAGATGTACCGTACAACCTGGTTCTGGACGGACTTAATGACCGCTACTGGTTGGCAAAGGTTAATTCTTTCAATGGGGGATACCGGGGAGTGTCAACGTGGATAGGCACGATAGGTTTCCAGGCCGATGACCCTTGCGCCTATGACGTATCGGAAACCGATAGCCCTCATTTAATAGACGCTGACCACCAAACGGTCATTGAAACACCCGGCGGCACAGCCATGATAAGCCCTGTCTACACCTTGACGGCGGGCGAGGAATTGGCGGCAGTCACAATCAAGGTTCAAAACATAAACACGGACGAGGAACTGCAGTGGACAGGCACTTTGACAATCGGCCAAGTGCTGGAAATCAACACTGATGCCTGGACGATCAAGAAAGAGGGGGTCGCTGACATAAGTACCTTTACTGGGCAATTCCCCAGGCTACAACCAGGGGCAAACCAAATCAAGGTAACGGCTTTTAGCACGACCGGCACCTTAGACATAAAATACCGTAATCGTTTCCTCTAACTTGAAAATAATATTACTTTCAAGTATAATATATTTGGAGGTAATAAATATGCCGAGTAATAAAAGAGAATATAGCCAAAGATATTATCAGGAACATAAAGAGGAATTAAAAAAAACCGCACGGGATTGGCATTGGCAACATAGGGAGGAATGTCTCCCCAAAATGAGAGAATATGCTCGAAATCACAAAGCTGAAAACCAAAAAAGCCAAAGGCGAACATCGCTATGTACTAGAGATGAAAACGGCAATGTTTTAGTTATCACTGGACTAAACAAACAACCACATCTGGGTTATTGCGAATTGTGTAAGGCAGAAAATGTAAGATTAAACTATCATCATTGGGATGATGGTGACTACAACAAAGGAATATGGCTGTGCCATAAGTGTCATATTTTAGTTGAAATGATTGATAGCGGAATATCTATTGAGGGACTAATTGAGAAGTATAAGGGGCTAAAATGTAAGATTGAAGTCGAGTTTATAACATTATAAGAAACAGTTATCTATAAGGAGGTAAGTCATGACAGTAGCAGCTTTAGACATACAGCAATTCACAGGGGCAGGTCCTACGAAAACAGCGGTGACCGTACCGAGAATGTCCACGTCTGATGCATTTGCACCAGGGACGGCAAACCCCATCCCGATACCCTCGGCAGGATTAAAGTATTCATACTGGATGGCCCTGCACCTGACCATCACCAATATACAGGATGCCACGCTGCTCAACAATCACCTGTTCTACATGGACGGCGCCTGCGGGTGGGCGTTGGGCACAGGTGGCGAGCTTGTCATAGGGGCACGGGACGCGGGGGATTACGGCGTGCCTGTGGCCAGCTACGACCAAGCGACGGGTATTGAAGGCGATTCAGGCGACTCAATGGTTGATGACACGGATGGCCACGCCTACTACAAAGCCCAGACCAATGACTCCGACCCCGCGGATGGTTTCACGTCGGTTGCGCCGGCCACTATCGACAGTGGCGACCATACCATAGCCGAGGGATTCAAGGGAGTGGTGCTGCAGGCCATAGTGGACACAGCTGCTAACGGGGCAGTAAGAGGGGCACAGACGGCTGAGACACTCACTTTTCAGTACGATGAGGTGTGAGCTCGTGAAACCAATAACCGATGCGCAGAGAATAGCCCTTGCCTCAACAAACTACGGAGTTAAGCGCATGACAAAGAACTGCAGGCAATGCGGCAGTATCTTTGAATACCACCAAAGAGGTTGCCACCCACGCTATCTTTGTGATGCCTGTCGGCTATACAACCGCAAAGAATTGACCCGAAAAAACAACAACTCACCCAAGACAGGAGAGGCCAAAAGAAGATGGCAAAATTCCCTGCGGGGAAAAGAAATGAGATCAAGGGCGGCTAATATTCCGAAAAGGAAAGAGGCGAAAAGAATATATAGGCAGTCTCCAGAAGGAAAGAAAACTGAACGCAAATATTGGCAGTCTCAAAAGTTTTTGGATACAAGGCGGAGATTCCTCTCATCTGGTAAAGGCAGGGTCTATCTTGCAAACATGCGAATTAGATGGAGAGGGAGTGATTATGGCGAATATCTGGCATTTAAAAGTGAAGCATTCCGAGACAAATTACCTTGCGTTAAATGTGGCAAATCTTGGATAGATGGAACAAGGGGGGTTACTCACGAAATAGACCATATTCTCTCGCGAAGATTAGGCGGTACACATAGGCGGGATAATCTTCAAGTTCTATGTTTTGAATGCCATCTAGCAAAAACCAAATTAGATAGAGAGGGAATGAAATGCCTGGCGTAATAACAGAAGCATTCTGGTGTGCAGAGTACAACAACGGTCTTGCCCTGCCTGAGTATGACATCACCACCGGCAAGGTAAACAGGTTCGCGCACGTTGATCATAAGAACGTGCTCCGGTTCTGGTGGCTGCCGATAACGGCTGATATGTGCCGTGTCTTTCCCCTGGTGAGGGTAAATCCTTTGCTGCGGAGATTTGCCGTTGACCTCAATGGCAGCAAGGGGTTTATCGCTAGAAGGGTGGCTATAAGGCTCGGTATGGGTAGCGGGGCTAAGGGGTTGTCCCGAGAAGTTAAGTGCTATGTCCTGGGCATAGAGGGTGGCCCGAGGCGTGAGATATACCCGGATGGTTCGGTGATAGACAAGGAATATCCGACCAGGGGGGAAACCCAGGACATACTCCATCACGGATAAGAGGTAACTAATGGCTTACGGACTAATTGAAAAATCAGGCTGTGAGGTATGGCACGGCGGGCTAGTTAAGGTAATGGCGGAAATAATAAAAGGAGGTATTTATGAGAGCATTATTAGTTGAGGTTGACTTCAAGACTGGGAAAAGAGCAGGGAATGTTAATCCTAAAGACCCGAAATTGCAGTGTTATGGGTGGCAGGATTTGGAGAGCATACCCGGGCGAGAGATTAGAATAGTAGAAGATGACAGGGATTTATCTCAATATAAAGGTGTGAAAGGGGTCACTATTCTTGATGGTGAGAAAGCTATCAATACCGCTATCCAACAGCTTGAAACTGAAAGGGCGTCTGATACAGATTTATACAGCGAATATCTGATGGTTGAAGCTATGAAAGAAAAAGGCTTGCCAATGTCTGCCCTCGCTGGCAAATCCAAAAAGGAAGTTGTGGACTATGGCGTACTGAATAATCTGGCTGGCGTTAGAGTAACACGGAAGGAAATGCCGCGATTATCTGCTGGCAAGGTCGTAATGCTGATAGAAAAGGTGAAGTAAATGGCTTTTGCCGATGTAATAAGAGAGGTATCCAGCCCATCAACTTACCCCTCTGGAGTAGGTGGAGACGCTACCAAAATCTGGCTTTGCGACGGTGTAGCTGTCAAAATCTATGAGCTGGATACCAGCGACTTCTCTGCTGTAAGGGATGCAGCCAGTCCGTCAACTGCCCCCCGTGGAGTAGGTGGGAATGCTGATACCATCTGGCACTGTGACCAGAACACTGACAAAATCTATGAGCTGGATACCAGCGACTTCTCTAATCTAAGGGACGCAGCCAGTCCATCAGTTTACCCCTCTGGAGTAGGTGGCGATGCTAATACTATCTGGCATTGCGACTATGGCGACAAAATCTACGAGTTGGATGCATCTGACTTCAGTAACCTAAGGGAAGTAGCCAGTCTGTCAACTGCCCCCTATGGAATAGGTGGCGATGCTAATACTATCTGGCATTGCGACTATAACACTGACAAAATCTATGAGCTGGATACCAGCAACTTCTCTAATCTAAGGGAAGCAGCCAGCCCGTCAACTGCCCCCTATGGAATAGGCGGTGATGCTGATACTATCTGGCATTGCGACGGTAACACTGACAAAATCTATGAGCTGGATGCGGCACTAGTAGTAGCCCCCACAGTCACCACTCAGGCGGTCACGGATATAGACACTACCACAGCCACGAGAAACGGCACTATCACCGATACAGGCGGGGAGAACTGCTCCAAGCGTGGTGCCTGCTGGAATACGGGAGGCAGCCCCACAGTAGCAGACAGCAAATCAGAAGAAACGGACTCATTCGGGACTGGTGCTTTCACCGGGGCTATGACGGGGCTAACCGCCAGTACCCACTACTACGTCAAGGCTTATGCCTACAATACGGCAGGATACGGCTATGGCGGGCAGGTTGAATTTGATACCGAAGCAGCAGTGGTAACTTATACCAAGACCGTCAACATGGACGCCTTGCTCAGAGCCCAAGACACCGAGACGGTCGCACTTGACGCCAGGTTGAAGGCCATAGAAAAACCTGTAGTCACCCTGGATGCGATACTCAAAGCCTTGGATAGCCGTACGGTCAGCCTGGACACGCTGCTGAGGGCTTTGGGGCTTGATAAGACCGTCGCCCTGGACGCTCTCCTGAAAGCCCTTGACGCTGAAACCGTGAGCATTGATGCCCTGGTTAAGGCACTGGGCATACCCAAAACGGTAGCCCTGGATATTATCCTCGGCATTGGCGGGAAGGTAGAAGTTGACCTGGACGTGCTATTGGCCGGGGCGGCGACGGCTACGGTTGACATAGATGCCCTACTACAGGCGCTGGGGCTGACCAAGACGGTCGCGATCGACACACTGATCGCCCTGGTAAAGCTGACAGAAACCGTCGACGTGGATGCCCTCTTGAAAGCGTCTGACGACAAGACGGTTGACATAGACGTCTGGTTGAAGTCCCTGGCATTGATTGAAACGATAGACCTTGATGCCTTGCTGAAGGAAGTCGGGCTGACCAAAACCGTGGCGATAGACGCCATCATCAAGGCGATAGACACTCAGACGGTGGACCTGGATGCTTTCTTGAAGGGGTTAGGTATCACCCAGACGGTAGCGCTAGACGCAATCCTGGGGAAAGGCGGGTTGATAACAATCGACCTGGATACCCTGCTGGCCGGTCAAGTTGTCCTGACGATTGCGATTGATGTTATTCTGGCGCTCTATCCCTCGGCGGCTTTCCGGTTTATCATAGAGGTGCGAGATACTTCAGGCAATCTCATATCTATATTAGCAAACGCCAGTAGTATCAATTATACCCAGGTTGTCAATCGTGGGGAAACCCTGGACTTCACCATACCCGGGGATGACGCAATGAAGTCAGCATTGACCTGGGCAAATGAGGTTTGGCTTCGCGACTACAGGACCGGGACGGTCGTGCATAAGTTCAAGATTGGGACAAGGATGGATAGGCGGTAATGGGCTTTCCATTTGCCAGGTACTATTCATTATGAAGTTGTAAAAATGATTAAAGTAGATTTGACCACAAACGGGCTATTGTCGCAATTGGGTGAAGAGGTCATAGCTCACTATGACACGGGCCCGAGCGGGGCTGCCGTGGCAGACATCGTTAACGCACTGTTGGGTTTCCAGCGTAAAGCCACTAAAATTACGGTCGGCACTATCAGCGTGACGGGAACGAGGGCTGTGCAAGTCACCAGCGCCAGGACAATACTGTCGGTGCTATTGGAGCTGCAGGAAACGGTCGGCGGTTATTTGTACGTCACGCCAGCCAGGGTGCTGAACTGGCTTGCTGGCATCGGCGAGGACAAGGGACAGCAAATCAGATACCGCAAGAACCTGATGGGCATAGAGCGTTCGATTAACTATCAGAACCTCTGCACCAAGCTGCACCTGACGGGCGGCATTGATGGGCTAGATACTATTGTGGTGGGGCCCATAGCTCCGACTATTACTACTGATGCCTCTTATGCTTACTTCACTTTAGCGGAGCAGTACGGCGCATATTTAGGTTTTACGGCTGAGGGTGACCCGCTACCAGAAACATTCAAGGTGTGGACGGAAACGTCTGCGCCAGATTGGGTATCGGGTGTAGCTTCCGGTGTTGATTGGGACGATGACGGCTCTGACCCGACAGATGCCAGCGATGGAGATGTGGAGTCTTCCGCGTGGCAGTGGTATGTTGGAGCAGGTAATTGGACTGGAACTCTGGCCATAACGTTTGCGGATACGAACTATTATAAAGTGAAGTGGCACACTCATTACGACAGAACAATAAAAATAGAGACTTATAATCCTGACGACGGGTATCAGACTGTGTATGAAGGCGCGTCAGGTGCAGATACCTGGGGGTATCAAACATTTTCAAACAGGCGGGTAACTGCCCTCAGGGTGCGTATTCTGAATAACAAAGCTTGGGAAATTGACATATATGTAGATGAGATTCAGCTTGAGGAAAGTGACCTCGTAGACGTGTCAGCGGATTTCGTTCAAGGTGAGTGGGAGAACATCGTTCGCTGCGCCATCGGTGTTTATGATGCTGGCGAGTCCTACACAGTCGAATATACCCACGCTGATTATCTGATGGCCTGGGACAAGATTACTGATGCTGATGATATAGTAGCTCGTATCGTATCCCTGCCGTCCTACACCTATGGAATATCAATGCTTGAGTACGGCAAATTGCTACTGGACGAGTTGAAGGAATCGGAGATAACCTACTCGGTGAACATGGCGAACCTGGCCGAGGTTGACGCCAAGTTTAGTTTTGACAAGTTGCAGCTTGGCTCAATCGTAACCATCATAGACGAGGAGTTAGGCATAGACGTGTCTGCCAGGGTGGTGAAGATAAGGTTTCCAGACCTGCAAAGTCCCGAACGCATGGAGATTGAGCTTTCGTCCAGGATACGCGACATAGCCGATATAATAGCAAATATGAATAAACTTATAGGGTGAGCAAAGCCGGGAGTTATCATAAAATAATACGGAGGTTTCGTAATGGGTAGATGCAGAAGGAAAGTACCCTACAAGGACTTCGCCAATGCTGGGCCAGTGAACGAACTGGGGACCTGTGAGAGTAACGGTTACATCTATACTCCGGACGGGTTATACCGCATCAAGAAAACCCGCGTTAAAGCCATTGATATCGCTCGAAAGAGGATTGATGTTCTGCTTGAAATCAGGAAGCGCACAAGAAGGTATTGAGATGAAACTTTTTAAGGATTTCGGAGTCCGGGCCTTGATAGCCCTGATTGCCGGCCTGGGTGGATTCGGCGTGGTGTTCTATATCCTGAGCCACTTCGAGCTGGAGCCGTCGACGCTGGTGGCCATCATTGCAGTGGCCGTCGGCCCATTCGGTACGGCGCTGGCCTTCTACTTCGGAGAGAAGAAGGTGTAGCCGAATGCCCCGAATTAGGCATCCCGCTCATATTGCCCTGGGAGCCATCTTGCCGTGGATAGACCCGGCCAGCAATGTCGGGCTGGCTATCCTATTCTGTGCGTACCAATATCTGCAATATAAGCACCGCACAGCACTTGGAGAAATCGACAGCAGCTACCTTGACGTCAAAGAGACTGCTATAATATACGCCATCTCGGCGGTGGTGAAAATGGTAATGATGCACCTAGGAGTTTACTAATGCCCAATGGTGATGAAAATGGTGAAAAGCTAAGAAGATACCAGCAGATGGCTGACCACGACATACTGGTGGAGCTGGGCGTCAGGCAAGAGTACATGGGCGAGGCACTGGATGATGTAGGCAAAGAGGTCAAGTCTAATAGCACCCGGCTGACTGCCCAGGAGACCAAGTGCCATGAAACCAGAACTACGGTATTTAATGCCCTCGAACGCCGGAGTAACGGCTCCAGACGGCCGCCCAAGAAGTACGTCGCCGGCGGAGTCAGCGTGATTGTCGTAATGGGCAGTTTGGGCTATGCCGCCGGCCGGATATTCGGCTGGTGGTAGTATTTCCTGAGAAATAGGCCAAAAAACAGGAAAGCCGAAAAAGTGACGCACCCAAGTCGGCAACAAAGGGCAGTAGGGATATGCCTGAATATAATCCATCGCGTAAAGCCGATTGTCGTTCTAACGCCCCCAAGCGCACTTTAAGGCCAAGTGACGAAGTGCGGCGAAGCCCCTTAGTGAGGCTCAGTGCCACTAAATAAAATATCTGCAACCTACTACCTCTTTACTATTAGAGACCGCCCCTTGGCCGCCATGGCTCCTCTCCCAAGGGCGTGATTTTAATGGGCAGAGGTCAGAATCCCCTCGTTTCCCTAACCGGGAGCGAGGGGCTTTTTTTGTTGCCATTTTTCAGAAACTCGTTGTCAAACCCCTTGACAACAGTGTCAATTATGTTGTAAAATAAGGCATGGTTAATGTCAAGATAGTAAAACGTAATGAGAAATTAAAGGCCTATGCAGCTCGATACCCGAATATGTCTTTTGCAGCCCTCGGCAGGGTCTTCAAGTTATCCCGGGAGCGTATCAGGCAAATCTTCAAAGAAGGTGCGTAGTGAACAGTTCGGAATCACTAAAAAGCCGAACGCGGCAAAGAATGGGCTATGCTGTCAGGATGGGTAAAATCGCCAGGCCTACCCACTGTCAAAGATGCGGAGTAGAGGCTATCCCGGTCGCCCACCATGAAGATTATAACAGGCCTTATGAAGTTATCTGGCTTTGTAAGCGATGCCACCAAACAATATATAGCCCCGCCCATAAAAACGGCAGCACTTGTCGAAACGCCCCAGGACTAATGAAAGGAGGTCGACCATGGAAGAGCTGAAGAGATTAGCTGAAGTCAGGGACGAGGCCGCTAAGGTGTTACTGAGTGAACTCCGGGCCGATGCTAGGATTGCCGAGTTTATGAGAGACTACTGGGCAAACCGAAACGCCGGCTCCGAGCAATAAAAAAGGGAGGACAAACCAATGAAAGGAACCTGCAAGCATGGCACTTTCGACCTGGCTGAAGGATGTCAGCAGTGTATCGAGGAGAGGCGAGGAATGGGGCCATTTGCAAAGTCTTTAATGCCCCAGACTGGAGTGGCCAAGAGCCAGCCCAAGCAGCTGGTCAAGGTCCAATACTTCAGCGAAAGCACCGGCGAGATCAGCCCCCAGGAATATACCTACTATTCCGAAAGACCTCTGGAGGTCGGGTACATCGTCAGCGTACCAGTTCGGGACAGCATCACCAAAGCAAAGGTAAGCGCCATCAATGTCCCGGAGTCGGAAGTCGCCGCCTTCAAGGACAAGGTGAAGACAATCCTGGCCAATGCCCCAAAAGCTAAGCCCGAGGAAGCCGAGATCCCAAAGGCGGCTGACCTGGCTCCGGAGGACACGGCTTTAGCCAATCTAGCTGCCGTATCTGATGCTATCATAGAAGCTACTGGGAACACGGTTGCCGAAGTGGCAGAAGCGGCTCAGCAACTAGGGGAAGGATTAGCCGCAGCGGCGCAAGCGGCCGGGGCTGATGTTACGGTCGTAGAAGTCGAGTCGTTAGCCCTGAGACCCGGGGAAGACCTGGAAGCGCGCGGCTACTTCAACGAGGCAGTTATAGCTCTGGAGTACGCAGAGAGCAAGATCATCACCACTTCCGAAGACCTTATGACTGCAACCAATGACCTGGTTCTAGTCGCCAAGCTAGACAAGGTTATGGGTAACAAGCGCAAATCACTGTTGGATCCTCTGGAGCTGAAGAAGAAGGATATCCGGGAAACCTTCGATTATCTGATGGCGCCAATTACTAAAGCAGGTAAACTGATCCGGGAGAAGATGGCCGCCTATGATGCCGAGCAGAAGCGGCTCCGGGCAGCTCAGGAAGAGATCAACCGGCAGAAGATGGATACTGCCCGGAAAGAAATGGAACTGCATGGCGAGTTGTCCGAGTCGGTCAAGCTGGTCGAAGTCGCCCCGAAGCAGGTACCAGTAGTGGCCGAACTGGGTACCAGTAGCATGACCGCCCACTGGACGTATGAGGTCGAAGACTTCGCCCTATTGCCTGATGCCTACAAGGTCGCCGATAAGCCGCAGCTCTCGACAATAGCCCGGAGCCACCACGACAAGAAACCAATCCCTGGCGTTCGATTCTTCAATAATCCTTCTATCACGGTGAGGATGCCATGAAGAAGATACCAACGCCTGACCCTAGTAGGTTGCTTAATACTGGTGAATACCTAGCAGAAATGGGATGGGAATTAAGCAAAAATGGAATGGCTTATGCTTGGATAGAACAGGCAATTAAGAGGCAAAGAGACCTGACCGCCTCAATATACCAGAAAAAGCTAGATGAATTGGGGGCTAAACTAATTACAACCAATGTTTACTACCTGAAAGAGATACACTCGTTACGGGCTGAGATATTCGAGGAACTAGAAGAGCCCTGCCCTCATTGGAAGGAGGTGCCAGCCGACCACCTGCAAAAAACAATTCTGAAGAGGGACTGTTTTCTATGCAGGGAAGTAATTCAAAAGGGGGTGGTGAAGCAATGAAAGAAGTGCTAGAACTGCAAAAGCTGACGGAGATCAGAAGCATCCGGGAACCGAGGGAGCTGGAGAAGATGGCAACTGTGAATCACTGTCTTTTCGGGATTCCAGACAAGTGGTGGATGATGGCCTGTGACCGCGACGAAACCGAGTGGGAGGGCCGACTCTATCTGAGGAGAAACTGATGCCAAATAAATATCAGGAAGGTGCAATAATCCATTCAATGACTATGCTCACCATGGAATTAGAAGATCGTAGGTATATTTACTATAAGGGCAAGCCACTTCATCCTAGCTTCATCCTGAACATGAGCTTTAGCACTGTACTTGGTGGGCTAAGGGCCAGCTATTTCACGATAGCCAAAGAGAGAGGTACTGATGCCAATCTATATAGCCGAAGAGAGGGGAACTGATGCCGATTTATGAAGAGGATATGCCCGCGGCCGAAATGGAACTGGCGGTGAACGCTGGTAAGAAGTGTGGGGAATGTGGGGGCCTTCTCGTTACGGCCTGGGGCGGCTCCATGGATTATCATGGCTATATTCTGAGGTGCGGAAACGATATCAACCACAACACAATTCTAAGTGTAGGGCGAAAAACCAAGGCCGAAGTAGAAGGCCAAAATATATTTAGGGGGTACTCAATGAAAGCACTGACCGAATACACACCGACCGAAATGGTGGTAAGGGCCACCAGCGCGGGGTTATTCCCGCAAACCATGACCATACAGCAAAAGCAAGCCATAGGGGTAATATGTGTGGAGTATGGGCTTGACCCGCTCATGGGCGAGCTACAGATTTACCAGGGACGCCCATTCGTCACTATGGCGGCTCGCTTGCGGAAGGCACACGAAGCACTCATGCCGCTGGCTGGTATCAGCACACGGCCGGCATCCGAGACCGAGAAACTAGCCCGGGGTTACCTGGCCACTGATTTTGTCATGATAGCCGAGGCGTACAAGCAGAACGGCGAGCAGCGACTGGGACCATTCGTAGGTTGGGGGATTGTCAAACAAACCGAGATCGACCGCAACGTGGCCAACGCCAAGGCTCACAACCGGAGCGCGGATTCCTTGCCCGTAGTAAACGACCCGACTCAACACGCCGAGAAGAGAGCTATATCGCGGAGCCTTCGTATGGGCTGGCATATCCCGCTCCCCACGTTCGAGGATATCGGCGAAGCCAACGTCGCCGCTGGACGCTCCTATGATGTAGATTCCACGGCCGTCGAAGTTGAAGCACCGGGAAAGACCGCCGAGGCGGAGGCCGCTGATATTAAAGCCCGAGTCGGCAAGGAAACAGCAGCCGCCAAGAAAGAGCTGGAGAAAAAAGCCACCGCCGAAGCAGCCGCCAAAGCCACCGCCGAAGTCGCCGCCAAAGCCGCCGCCAAAGCCGCCGGCGAAGCCCCGACCGAAGCGGAAGGCCAAAGGGTTGACTTATTTGCCTGGATACTGCAAAATAAACCCGATTTGAAGAATGAGAAGACAATCCGGGAATGGATTACCAAGGTGGTCGGTGTCGAAGCTGGCCTGATAGACACCGCTCCCCAGGCTTGCTACAAGCCCATCGCCGAGCTCACCGGCTGGAGTCTATAATAATATACTAATAGGTAATATACTAATAGGGAGGCAGCTAATCATCATGGAAGTAGAAGTCATCATCGGAAACCTGTCAACCAAAACCAAGATGGTCGAAGTTAAAGACGAGCAGCCCCGGCAGGTTATCACTATCCAGATCGAGACCGAAATGAACCCGAGGGAACTTGCCCATATCCTGGACTATCAACGAGCCGGCCGACCGCTGTTCATGTCCATTTCTTCACCCCAGGCCTCGCTTGATGATGCCCTAGGCGTGGACAAGGAAACAGCCGACGCAGCAGCTTAACAAAAGAATATCTTTTGCCTGGGAAGAGATCGGGGTAACTCGGCGGCCGTAGTTTGCTGGTTACTTTTCAGCCCTGCCAGTATCCGGGACGAAACTGGCCAGCCCAGGCAAGCAAAGCCCCGGGGTGCCCACCAGGCCGGATCTTTAACGGATCCGCCCCGGGGCCAGTGAATAGAAATGGAGGTACCATGCCAAACAAGATAAGCTCTCACCAATTATTTGGGAAGCCGTTTTCTCGATTCCTCGACAGCCAGGCCAAAACTACACAAGGCCATACGGTCGCTTACTGCCCCATAGCCCCAGGCGATCCGGCGCCGGTATGTTACCCGTCCTGCAGTTTCTGGAGGGACTGGTGCCAGCACAGTGAGGCCGTCCGTATTATCAGGAACATGAGCAGGGAAGAGAGAGCACAAAGCCCGGTAGGATATTCGGACGTAGACTGATGGCCAAACCCCAGCTGGAGAACGGCCACACCCAAATCGCCAACGAGTTGCTGGAGCAGCTTGCTAAGTTATACCTGCCACCTAACCAGTGGCAGGTGCTTCTTTTTATCATCCGGAAGACCTACGGATTCAGGAAAAAGGTTGACTATATCGCCAGCCCTCAGATAATAGCCGGCACCGGCCTGGGCAAGCAAGTGATATCCCGGGCGCTGATAAAACTGCAGGATAGGAATATCATCATCCGGCAGAAAAAGAACATCGGAATACAAAAAGACTGGGAAAGGTGGAAGTCAGCAGAACTGCTAACTATAGGCACAAAGTCAGCAGAACAGCTTACTTCTGCAAAAGTAAGCAGAACAGCTAATCAAAGTAAGCTGAACAGCTTACCGGAGTCAGCTGAACAGCTTACAAAAGTAAGCAGCCCAGACGACACACAAAAGAAAGAAACTATACAAAAGAAACTATACAAAAGAAAGGGGCAGGAAAAGATGTTCCTTATCTTTTGGGAAGCATACCCCAAGAAGGCATCCAAGGGGCAAGCAGAAAAAGCCTTCTACAGTATTGCCCCGGATGATAAACTACTGGAGCTCATGCTGGAGTCAATCAAATTGGCCAAGCAATCAGAAGCATGGCTGAAAGAAGGCGGTAGATATATCAAGAACCCGGCCACCTGGCTAAACGCCAAGTGCTGGGAAGATGAAATACAGAAAGGAGGTGACCATGGAGAAGCTAGGGGATATTCTAAAGGAAGCACAAGGCGAATCCCCCAAGCAGGGGAATATACCGACCCCCGGGCGATTCGACATTCGGAGTGACCAGGAGATAACTGACCCGGCGGAATACTGGAGAAGGAGTTTGAGAATCACCTGTATGGACAACACCTTCGAGAACTTCAAGCCCCGGCCCGGGACCGAGTTATCATTGCGGGCGTTTAAGGCGCTGGCCGATGGCACAACTGACAAGCCGTTTCTGTTCTGCTATGGTACCACCGGATGCGGTAAGACCCACCTCATTGAGGCCACCATCATCCGCTGGCTGGAGCGCGGTATCATCTGCCGCTACTATACGGTCGGCGAGTTCCTGGCTCTGTTAAAGGCAGCCATGAATGATAACGACCGGGCAGACGAAGCCGAGCTATTCGGCCGATTCTGCAATGCGCCATATCTGGTACTTGATGACCTAGGCCTCGAGTATGGTACAAAGTGGGAGTATAGCCGGCTCGAGGAATTGATACGGCGCCGGGATGCCGAGAGGCTGGTCACCATCATGGCAACCAACAGGGATATCCAGCAGCTACAAAAGGAAGGAGATGTGCCGCGGTTACTCAGTAGGTTCTCGGACCCGGCCGTGTCGGAGCTGGTGGTGAACGGGGCCATCGACTACCGGCTGAGGGAGGAAGAATGATACAGGACAAGTGGTACAGGAATACGACCGAAGCTAAGATGAAGGGCCGCCGGGTTCGGTTGCGCCGCGATATTCGTAATGGCCTCTTTATGTTCAAGGCTGGGGCTGTGCTCACGATAGATGGCAAGTCCGGCGGCTTGTCGCTGATTACTGATAAATGTCCATCTTGCGGGATTCGGGCGTTTATCAGTAAGGTGCCGCCGAGGGACGTTGACCTTATTGAAGAGGTGAAGCAATGAAAAGGAGAATGAAAAACAAATCTGCTCTCGCATTGGTAGTGGTGCTGAGCCTCTTTTGCTGGCAGTCATTTTACTTCATCATTATCAATTCCCAGGTAGCGCAATATGGAATCGTACACTTGTATGAGCCGAGCAAGTTTATCCGGTGGGCTGAGTTTGGTGGAGCAATAGCGATGTTTACCCTTGGGGTTTATGTCCTGAGCGACTTTTTGAGAAGGGGTAAGTGATGGAAAATTTACCACTTACAGATGAGGAGATATTAAAGATTTGGGACGAGAACAAAAACGCTTATGGTATGGTTACTGACTTTGCCCGAAGAATTATTACTAGGTATGAACCATTGATACGAAAGGATGAGAGGAACAGGGTACTCAGGGAAATGGGGTTTAAGTGATGGATAAAGAGCTTGAACTAATAAAGCAAGGATGGATACCGCCGTGGGATAGACACCTCTATTGGTTTTGTGGCTGGAGTAACGAGAAGGACAAACTGAATTACATAGAGGTCTGTCTACTAGGGGGTGAAAAGATAAAGCTTATCCCCGAAGGTAGTGAGAGGGCTGAAACGCAGCGTATTGTAGAGCAAGCGGTTAAGGATGCCAATGACCGTTGTTTTCGCACCTGTGAACTCAATAAAAAGGCGTGTGACTGTAGAGTTAAAGATGAGAGGGCTGATGCTCTCAAGGAAGCGGGGGAATGTTTATTCAAAGTGCTGAGTATTATGGGACATAAACTACAAGTAGGTGAGAGTATTCAGCCTGAATTGGAAAAATTACTAAGTATCACTAGAACACTTAAGAAAGGAGAGATGCCAAAATGAAGCCGATTCTGATTGAGATACACTACAGCCTGGTGGACCGAATACTGGAGAGGTTTTTGCAATGGCTGGTAAGACATTAGGCCTGACCATCACCGAGGCCACCTGGGGGACAGATGTTGGACTAATCTTTTGGCTGGTGGTATAATAGTAGTAGGAGGTGTATTATGCCACATATAGGCGAAATAAGGAAAGGCAGGGAAATTGGTAGAGATGGAACCAAGCAAATTCAGAGTTGTAATTTCATATGGCATGCTTGCCCGGATTGTGGCAAGGAACGCTGGATCAATTTTAGGAAAGGCGGGCCAAGTAGTAAGCGATGCCGAGATTGTCAATTGAAGGCGATTCATACTCCTGAAGTTCGCAACAATATATCAAAATCACACAAAGCACTAAGGCGGATATGCGAAAAAAGTTCCCATTGGAAAGGTGGCAAGAGAAAAATGACGGATGGTTATATCATAATTAAACTCCATCCAGATGATTTCTTCTATCCGATGACAAATAGCGTGGGATTAGTGAGAGAACATCGGCTCATTATGGCTCAATTTCTGAGGCGTTGCCTATTGCCCTGGGAGATAGTCCACCATAAGGGAACTAAATACCCTAGTGGTAGCATTGAGAACAGAAGCGATAACAGATTGGAAAACTTGGAACTTATAAAAGGGGATACAAGGCATTTACCTTATACTGCATTGGTAAGGAATAATAATAAGTTGCGCCAAAGGATAGAATACCTTGAAGCAGAAAACGCCGGACTTAAAAGTCAAAATCAGTGAACGGGATTTCTCAAAGCAAATAGAGGACTTATTAACTCTATTCGGGTGGCAGTGGTGCCATTTCAGGCCTGCTAGAACTAAGTATGGCTGGCGAACTGCTTTATCTGGTCATCAAGGTTTCCCAGATTACATAGCCATTAGACCACCTCGGTTATTGATATTTGAGCTTAAGAGTGAGGCTGGGGTAGTCTCCGAAAAGCAACAGGAATGGCTGGATGCTCTGAAAGTCAGCGGTAAAGTGGAGGTTTTTATCTGGCGGCCGAGCGACTTCGACGAGGTGGCCAAGATTCTGAGAGGAGATTCGATATGACTCAGTGGGGATTCTTTGAAGTAGCTGGACTCGAAGCCTGGGCAAAGCTGGCGCAGCTTCAGTGGAAACAATACGGCACAAAGCTCGACGAGCCCACGTTTCTCTTTGACGGCGATACTAAGAAGCCTGTCAGCTACCCCAAAGTAGATGAAATTGAAAAGAGTATGACCAAGGTGATAGGCGAAATATCACCTAACCGGACTAAGGGTATAGAATTATGACCGGCAAGGATTTTTATTCCCCAGGCGAGGTCCGCTTCACTGTTCGGCAAACCATCTGGTTAATCCAGAACCTGGGCAGTCTCCGGGAAGGATGCTGGCCACCGGATTATCTCAATATCATGGTCAGGGGGAAAGGCCCGAGAAAAGCGCCATTCGAGACTCCGATCTGGTACGCTGTGGAGATCCAGGTACGGATGGAAAGGTGCGGCATTGATGGGCTAATCCTGGAGGCGATAGAGTGTTGGGGCAAGTCCGTGGAATCGCTGGCCGGCTATTTCAGGATGCCGGAATGGTCAATACGGAAGAGGCGAAAAACAGCCCTGGGGTATGTCGCCAGTGGCCCGGCTCGGCGCTGGCTCACTGCCAGGAAGAGAACGCCCGAGTCATACGGTGACTATAAGAGGCGGTCGAAATGGACATCATAACAAATTGTATCAACTGCGGCGAGCAGGTCTGCATAGAAAACTGGAACGATAGTTGTTACTTTTGTCATCAGCCGGCAAGTAAAAAGAGGGAGGTTATCATGCGAGTAGAACCAACAGCAGAGGGGGCGGTAGCGCCGCCCAAGCCCCGGAAGAGGAAACACCTCAGACAGTATTATGAGGATAACAAGGTGGCCATCATCGCCGACTATCAGGCCATGGGGCTCCGGGTGTTTTTGAAGAAATGGAAACAGAGCACATCTAACTGGGCGGCGCTAAAAAGGGAGTGGGAAGTACCCGGGAAAGCAAGGGGAGGCAGAATGTTCGGAACACGCCCGGCTAAAGAGCCGGCCGGGGATATTCTGCAAACCACGCGAGACCCCGACCGTGACCACTATATGATGCTTTTGGGTTATCAGCAAGCGGTCAGGGATATTCTGAAGATACCACCCGGGTAAACGGCAAGCTTATTTCTTAAGAAATAAGCGGCAGAACGGAGTCGAGGAGCAATCCCCGGCTCCGTTCTTTTGCGTTGAAAATAGCCTGTCGGTGCCTCATGTAGGACTGGCGAGTTTTCCAAAATAAGCTGGTTTCGTGCCTAAATTCCTTGATTATCCCCTCTATAACTGCTATACTTATTATAGAAGGTAATGAAGGAGGTTAGACAATGTATTACGAATCAGACAACCGGAGCCAGTTTGAAAACCCAGGCGGGCAGAGCGCACTCAGAAGAGCCACCAGGCACAACCCAAGAAATCTACCTTGCCCCACTTGCGGCCAACCTAACCGGCTAACCCTGGCAGACAGAGCCAAACACTACCAATGCGATGAATGCGCCAACATAGCAGAGGGCGGCGGCTACTAAAGGAAAGGAGACTCAAATGAAAAACGAAATCCGCCACATTGCAATGGGAACCATCCAGACAGACCCCGACCAGCCGCGCAAGGTCTTCAACCAGGACGACCTCAATGAGCTGGCCCAGTCAATCCAGCACAACGGTTTACTTAACCCGATCACCGTTAAGGCGGTCAATGGGCAATCCGATAAAGTGGCTCCCTTCGTCGAGTATATCATCATCGCCGGCGAGAGGCGATACCGGGCCCACCAGATACTCGACGCCGAAACCATCGAGTGCATAGTCTACAGCGGCAAGAACGGCAAGGAGCTGCAGCTGGTCGAGAACATCAACCGGAAGGACCTAAACCACATGGA